GGAAGCGTTGGAAGCACGTTCCATGATTCATTACCACGGAACACCCATGTCTACGACGCTGGACATGATTAAAGCTTTTGCCGGTAAACACGCAATGGTGAGCTACGAACACCCGGAGCAGTTGGAGATTGCTGCCGAGGTTTGTCAGTCAATCGTGTTGGACAATGGGGCTTTTAGTGCTTGGCAGCAAGGTAAAGCTTACGACTTTGACGGGTACGCTGATTGGGCGGCTCGGTGGATTCGGCACCCGGCTGTGGATTGGTGCGTCATCCCTGACCGCATTGACGGTACGGAATCGGACAACAAAGCATTGGTGCAGGCTTGGAAGCTAACCCCTGCTAGTTCGGTTCCGGTATGGCATTTCCACGAAAGCCTTGAGTATCTGGAATGGCTGATGCAATGGCCGCGTCTAGCTCTGGGTTCATCCGGTCAGTTTGCCGAAATTGGCACCGATCATTGGTGGAAGCGATTGGCCGAAGCGATGCGGGTGTTGTGCGATGCCGAGGGACGCCCCAAGGTGAAGCTGCACGGCCTACGGATGCTTGACCCCGGCGTGTTTAGCAAAGTGCCGTTAGCCTCTGCTGACAGTTGTAACGTCGCCCGCAACGTCGGGTTAGATACCCGTTGGAAAGGGTCGTATGCCCCGAAAAGCCGGTATGCAAGGGCGGTGGTGCTGATGGAGCGGATAGAGCATCACGCAAGTGCAGCGCATTGGTCGGAGGACGCCATTGCCGCCTACCAAAACTTTCAGTTGTTCGGGTGATTTGTGGGCGACGAATTCAATTATTTTCCAAGCAAACAGGATCAACCGGAAAAGCCTAAACCCAGTCACAACCTAGAACACCAGTTCCACTCCAATCAGGTGATGTGGAACGAATCGGTACGGGAATCCCCGCTAAACCGCTTAAAGTTCTACGACGCGCAGTTAGCCAGAGGCGTTGAGGTTAACCGTGATAGGGTCGCTGAACTGATCCGAGAGGCTGGCGCTGCTGCCGTGCTGTCGGATAGGGATACGATTGGGCTGGTACGCCAGCTCTGGGGTGAGCGGGCTGTGGAGAAACTTCGTGCTAGAACTAAAGCGGGGGAATAGAACGTGGTGGATTATCTGGTTAGGGCGCTGCATCAACGAGGCACGAAGTGAGATACAAAGCGAGGCGGGATGCGAACGATGGCCTTATTGGCCGGGCGCTACTCGCAGCCGGGTTCACCGTCCACGACTACGCCTCAAACGGCGGCGTACCAGATCGTCTCGTCGTACGGAATCTGCCAGACGGAACACCGTGGGTGTGCTGGGTAGAAATCAAAGTAGAAAAAGGAAAATTACGCCCGAGCCAAGAAAAGTTCCAAGCGATATTTGAGCCACGCGGGGAGTTTTACGTTGCGCGTGATCCCGAGGTTACGGTGCGTGAGTTGATGGAGCGTTATTTAGCGGCCATCAAGCCCGAGCAGCTACGTTAGGCATGAGTGCTTTGCGAGCGCCCTTGTAATGCACGATAGCGGGGTCGGGATGCTGCGGCAGAAACTCGGGCAGACACGCATAGTACGACTCGGGCAGGTCTTGTACCTTTACCCGTTTAGCGTATTCCCGCAGAACCTCCTGATCCCCGTACCACACACAGAACTTGTCGGGCAGGACGTTGTACATCTCGGCAAGGTCAGCCCACACACCCCAATCAGCGGTGATGGTGCAGCAGCCGACATACGGGTACACCTCGTCCAACGTCTTGCCCGCATACTCGCTGTAATCCTGACCGCGCTGGCGTGGGTTAAACCCCGCGTCACGGTTAAATTCACGGCGGGTCATCGCAACGACGCCCTCCAGCACGGCAGCAGGATTCAGGGGATGCCGCACGATCATGTCGGTATCCATGTACATCGCTGGTTCCGACAAACCCAGTTCCGCAAAGGCATTAGTGCGCCATTGCATCAGGTACTGCCGATTGCCTTGCGTCACAAATACCCGCGAGACACCGGGTACGGCTGGCGTCTTGTCGTCTGTGACCTGAATAATGGTCGCATCAGGGTTGTGGGCGCGAATGGAAAAGACCATTGCGGTAGGCATGGCGATGTCGTCGCCAACGTGGAAGAAAACAAACATAGGGAAACTATATGCTAAACGTAAACCGAAAGCGTCTATCCCGTGCGATATGGGACACCCTCTTTGCTGACCTGCCTGACCTGCCGTGGCACGTTATTGAGGACTTGGAGAAGTTAGACCCCCTCCGACGTACCGGCAGCACCAACCACGCCTCCCTAATCGCGTTATGGGCGGTTATACGGCACTTCCGACCCAAGGTTGTGGCCGAGATCGGCACCTACATCGGCAAATCTACGTTCGTGTTAGCAAGAGAGGGCGCAGAGGTACACACCTGCGACATGACGCACGACTTCAAGTTGCCGCTGACCACCTCTATCACCCAGTACCACAGCAGCAGCACCGAAATGCTCGCCAAACTAGACGGCAACATTGACTTGCTGCATCTAGACGGTCGGCTACAGCCTGACGACAAGCCGCACCTTGAGCGACTGTTCACGCCCAACACCGTCATCACGCTAGATGACTTTGAAGGCATAGAGAAAGGCGTCTGGAACGCCATGCAGATAGACCTATCGCAGCGCATCTTGGTGTACCCGCCCGAGCGAGAGTTGACAGAGCGTTATGCGGTGGGAGATGCTACGACTGCAATCATCCTGCCCAACTTGAGGCTGACGCCGCAATGAGCCACAAAGACGCCGCCGAATTTGTAGGCGTATTGCTGCATAGCAGTACCGCTACGCATTTTCTGCATTTGCAGACGGCGAGCTACGCCGCCCACAAAGCACTCGGCCACTACTACGAGAACATTGTAGACTTGGCCGACAAGTACGCGGAAGCCTATCAGGGCCACTACGGCATCATCCCCCTCGCTGACTACCCCGAAGGGTTCAAAGTACAGAAGGACGCCGCCGTATACGCCAACAGTCTGCTGACGTTCGTTAAGGGCATCCGAGACGACCTGCCGAAAGACACCGACTTACAGAACATCATTGACGAGATCGTGGGCGAAATCGCCTCCCTTCTGTACAAGCTGGAGCGTTTTAAATGAGCAAGCCGGGACTGTATGCCGCGATTCTCGCCAAACAAGAACGCATCAAGGCTGGTTCGGGCGAGCGTATGCGTAAACCCGGCGATCCCGGCGCACCGACCGCCAAAGCGTTCCGTGAAAGCGCCAAGACAGCCAAGAAAGAAAACAAATGACAGCCGCGTGGACACGTAGCGAGGGCAAGAACCCAAAGGGCGGGCTGAACGCCAAGGGTCGCGCCTCGTATAAGGCTGAAACAGGCGGGACGCTGAAGCCGCCGGTTAAGTCAGGCGACAATCCACGCCGAGCCTCTTTCCTCGCAAGAATGGGCAATATGCCGGGGCCGATGGCAAAGGACGGTAAGCCCACACGCCTCGCGCTCGCACTTAAGGCATGGGGAGCCTCTAGCAAGGAGGACGCCCGAGCCAAGGCCAAAGCCATCAGCAGCAGGAACAAGTAATGGATCGTAACCGTTTAGCCGCCGCCCTCGCCTACGAGGAAGAACGCCGACGGCGCATGATGGAATTTGTCCCCACGACGGACAACTTGCCGCCTGTTCAACCGACCCGCCGTAGCTTACGCACCGATTTTGAAAACCTGTCATCGGGCATCGGTCAGGGCGTGGTCAACCAGTTAGAAGGCGTCAAAGCACTCGTCACCGACCCTGTAGGCACGGCTAAAGCCGCTTACGAGGGCGTTAAAGGCATTGTGCGCGACCCGTCCGTACTTGCTGACGCATTGCGTTATACCGCCCAGAAAGCCACTAGCGGCCCGTTAGGCGCAGGCGAAGTAATCGGCGAAATGGTTAGTCCGATGCGCGGCAAACCGCCTGTCATGCAGGAGCTAGACGTTTACCACGGCACTCCGCACCGCTTCCCGGCTACAGAGGCCAACCCGCTCGGTGAGTTTGACGCCAGCAAGATCGGCACGGGCGAGGGGGCGCAGGCTTACGGGCATGGGATTTACTTTGCCGAGAACCCGAAAGTGGCATCGTCTTATCGTGAAGCCCGATGGCAAGATGATGAATTGGTAAAAAAACTAAAAACTCCAAATTTGACAAAAGACGAATACAACACGCTTGGGGAATTAACTAGAAAAAGCCGCAGTGGCGTTGAGCAACTGTCAAAAGCAGAGGAAAAAACTCTTGCGAAATTGCAAGGGCAGCAAATCCGACAAGCAAAAGAACTTGCCGCTTTGCGGAAAACAGTTGGCACGACGTACAAAGCTGATTTGCCAGACGAAATGATTGGCAACATGATTGATTACGACAAACCGTTGAGTAAGCAATCCAAGGCAATACAAGAAGCCGTTAAACAATTTGGAGATTTTGAGCCGTCCGACTCTGGCAAATTTGTAATGGAATCAATCGCTAGTGGATTACGAATAACGGATGGCAGCCCAACGGGAAGAAGGCTAGAGTTCCCGTATTCAACGCCAGAAAGTATCGCAAGAGAACGAGCATACCCCGCGCAGATAGCGGAAAAGTTAAGGGCGGCAGGCA